TCATATATACACTAAGTTTGAGATATGTATGCAGTTAAAGGATTGGGGTCACGAGTTTTACACTGAGGCTATCTTTGAGCCGAGTGGATTACGTGCGGATGTTATAGATGCAGATACGGGTATTGTATATGAGGTTCATAATACGGAGCCGAGTGACAGTTTGGTACGTAAGGCACAGAACTATCCGCTAGAGGTACGTTTTGTAGACGCAAACATAGACTTTGAGGAGAAGATGTTACTATGAACAACAACTTTGATGATGATTTAGAGGATGGTAAGCTAGGCGAGCGTGCAGTACGGCATTTTGTAGAGAGTGAGTGGCACAAGAAATTTATTACTTATGGAGACACGGCAGCGTTTGACATAATGTTTCAGAATAATTTACAGAAGCCTGTATTTTTTGAAGTAAAGACTGATATGTTTGAAAAGGACTGGAACAAAGGCGGTACGGGTAACATGGCAATTGAGTATAAGTGTCGTGGTAAGCCGAGTGGTATTAGGACAACGTTAGCAGGATGGTTTGCATATTACTTTCCTAACATAACGGAGAATCATTTATGGATAATACGCATGGATAAGTTAAAAGAGTTGATAAAGGACAACAAGTTCAAGGCAGTAGATGCGGGAGAGCCTGATGAAAAGACAGGAAAAAAAGTAAGTCGTTGTTATTTGATACCTAGGTTTGACTTTCGTGGTTATTTTAGCGTATTTACGTTTGACGGAAACAGGTGGTTACCATCATTAGACTGATTAAAGATGGTAAGACAGTATTAGAGACAGAGGATTTGCATCATATGCATGAGGAGCTTGTAATTCGTGACAGAGATGTTAAAGAGATAGTTGTAACTGTGGCAAAACATAGATGATGGACAATAGCAAGCACATCACACAGGCAATCGCAGGGGCATTAGAGATAATGAATGACCAGCCATTGACTTTGAATGAGTTCATAGATGAGGTAATGTCGGACTATATGGACCAAGAGCCGGGGACGTATGTACCGTTGGGTGATATGCATAAACAATGGGAAGAGAATTTCAACAAAGGCGAGTTTGTATCTATAATTTGCGCACGTGGTCACTTGAAAACAACATGGGGTTTGTGTGTATTGGCATATTATATGCACAAGCAGCCTAATTTCAGGGCTTTGTATATATCTGCAACGTTAGAACAGGCTTGGGACAAGTTAGAGCAGTTTGAGGAATTATGTAAGAGGTCTTGGCGGCTTAGTGCGTTTTTAGAAAAGTCAGATGATAGGAAGGTGACAATACGAAAGAGCGCAAAAAGATTTAACAATGGTAGTAGGGTAGCTGCTGCAAGTATTGGCAAGGCACTTGAGGGTCCTCACGTTCATATGATTATTCTGGATGACGTTTTGCAGGAGTTTCCTAATTTGACTGACGAAAAAGTTATTCATTATGTACAGAGGGTTGTGATGCCGATGCGACTTCCAGAGTCTAAGATGTTATTGGTAGGTACTCAAAAACGAGTAGGCGATATTACGGATTGGGTTTCAGAAAGTAAAGAATGGAATGTAGTAAGGCATCCTGCGCTTTTGGAGGACGGAAGTCCTAGATGGCCTGAGTATTGGAATCAGGAAAGGCTAGATACAGAAAAGGAGACAATGGGAAGTCGGGCGTTTGAGTCTGAGTATATGTTAAATCCGTTGGACCCAGAGTCTGCTGTTATACCGTATGAGGTTCTTCAGAGGTGTTTGGATGAGAATTTAGATATGGGACTTCCAGAGTACGATGACGATATAAGCGTTGTAATGGGTGTTGACTTGGCTGTGGGTATGAACAGTCAAAACGATGAGACAAGCTACTGTCTTGTGGCTTATAATAAGCGTACGGAGCATCGTAGGATATTGTATAGTTGGACAGGTAAGGTGATGGCACAGGGTAGTGGTTGGTTAGAGACTCAGGTGTTAAAAATACGAGAACTTGCGAAACGTTTTAATCCAGATACGATTATGATAGAATCGAATGGGTATCAGAGGTTGGTTTGCGTCAGACTTGGCGGGATTACCAGTCGAAGGACACAACACGGGAAGAGAAAAACATTCGCATGATGTGGGTATACCGGGGTTGGCCTTGGAGTTTGAGAAGGAGAGATACTCGGTTCCGTGGGAAAAAAACATCCGAGAGGCAAGCAGACCGGGACCTAGAAAACTGACGGATGGATTGAGTAGATTAATTTACGGTAAGAACGGAAGGTTAGAGGGACATACGCCTGATGCGGTAATGGCGTTGTGGATGTGTGAGTTAGCAATCAAAGGTATGAACAAAAAGGGATTGGCTTACGTTAGCTGGGATTACATATAGTAAAGTTTATATACATCAAGTACATACGAGTCATCCAACCATACTATGAAAAAACGAACGAGGTTGGAAATTTATGGAATCAGTAACTCTACCAAAGAGAGCCTTAAAGAGATTGCTAAGGCGGAGAATGTTCCCACAGGCGTCCTAGTGGAACCAGTCCTTAGAAGGTACGTTCGGGAGTATCATGGCAGATAAGAGAACTAGATATAAGATTCCTAAGGGTGTAAAGAAAGAGGCGATGGATGGTCGTGATTTACGTCAGATGCATGGGTATGGTGGCGGTAAGGTGACAAAGACAATAAACCGTAAGTTACGTATGCAAAAGGATGTAGGCTATGATACGGCAGTTAAGGTTGATACATATTTTAGAAGGCATGAGAAGGTAGACCCACCAGCCAAAGGTTTTGGTGACAGGCGTAATCCGAGTAAAGGGTATGTGATGTGGAAACAGATGGGTGGTGATGCAGGTCACAGGTGGAGTAAGTCATTGAAGAAGAGGCTAGACATACTACAAAAAACAGAAAAGCTTAATAAGATAATGAAGACATTGGAGGATATACATGGCATGGTACGATAGGATAATTGGACGCAAACCGATTAGAAAAATATCGGCGTTAGAAGAAATGATAGCGAATGATTCTAATCAGGTGATAAAAGAGGCAAGGACTCCTGTGTATTCTGCTATGGGAACAAATGCGCAGTATCAAGAGTCGATATTACCTCCGATAGACCAGAGGTACCTAGAACAGCTAGCAGACCGTTACTCGCATTTAAGGACGGTTATTTCGCGTATTGCTTCACAGTCAGTTGCAAAGGGTTGGGAGTATCATGCAATAGGTGACACTGGTGACAAAGAAGAGAGAAAAATCTTAGAGAGTTTACTTAGAGACCCGACAAGAGGAGATGCAGACATATCAGGTATGGAATTGTTTAAGGCAATGATAAGGCAGTTGGAAATATTTGATGATGTGTGGGTAAGTATTGTTTATGACAGGGTACAAGGTGGCGAGATGAAAGTAGTCAAGCAGCTTTGGGTAGAAGATGCAAAGCACATGAGATTTCATGTAGATGAGTTTGGCAGGTTTAAGGATGATGTTTATTTTGATGTAATAACTAGAGAGTTTGTAGACAAGGATGATAAAACAGAAGGTGGCTTTGCTCCAGCAAAGATGGCATATTTTTATGACCAAGGTGGAGACAGTGCTAAGATTCCGTTTGCAAGAGATGAGGTTATACATTTCAACAAGTACAGTGCGACAGCCAGACTATATGGACAGTCGCCGATTATGGGTCTTTCTAAGAAAATAGAAACTGCGCTCGCCATTGAGAACTTCCAAAATAAAATCTATAAACTAGAGAGACCACCTAAAGGTTTCCTTGATATTCCCGGACATGATGAAGAATCATTGAATAGGCTTGGAGAATATATTGCAGAAGAGACAAGGCGTAATCCTAACTTTGTTCCAATTATAAGTAGTAGGGGTGAGGGTACAGGAAGCGGTCAGGCTAAGTTTGTGCCTGTTATGCCTAACATGGATGAGTTGATGGCACTGCCATATATGGAGCGCATTAACAACGATATAAACGCAGCGTATGGCGTTATGCCAATTATAACAGGAAGTACAGCAGGTGTAGGCGGATTGAATGCAGAAGGAGAACAGGTTAGTATATTTGACAGAACTATTTTAGAAACGCAGAAATGTATTGAAATGGGATTCTTTAAACCATTGATGAAGATAATGGGTATAGAAACTTGGAAGATAAACTTTGCAGATATAAATGTAAAGAACGAGCAACAAGCATTAGCTAATATGTTACAAAAAGCAAATATAATTACAGTACTAAATAAAGTAGGAATAGAAGCAACTCTTGACAAGGACGGTAACCTTAAGTTACCTGATGAGCCACAGGTAAGTATGCCAGAGGATGCTAAACCAGAAGTAGGAGCGTTGAAACCATGAGTGCGTGTAAGAAGTGTTCAAGAGGTCCGATGTCAGTTCATGTTCTAAGTAGTGGATTGTGTCAGGCTTGTCAATCAGAGTTAGAATGGAAACGAGGTCCATATATTGCGCAGCAGCAAAAGCAAGCAAGGGCGCGTATGGCATATTTAAAAAAGGCAGAAAAGTATGTTGCTAAAAAATGGAAAGAAAAGTACGGTGACGATTCTGCTGAGAATGTGCTTGAGTACAAATGAAAACTACTATAGATTTTAAAGGTCAAAAAAAGTTTACAAGAACAGTTAATTTTTACAAAAAGCAAAGCAACTGGAATAAGATATTAATGCAAGCAGGTAAAAATGTTGCAGAAGATATTAAGCAAGATGGTATTGACAGATTGTTTCAAAAGTTTGACAATGTTACTGGTAAGTTAAAAAGTAGTTTTACATCTGTAGTGACAAGGCGTGGTAACAATGTATTTATTACATTTAAGTCTAATCATCCTGCCGCAGGTATAATGGAGTACGGAGGCTATGTAGATATGCCAGCATATACTGATGAATATAATACTCGTTTGAATGATTACAGTAATCCCGGTCCATGGGGAATAACTCGATATGATTCAAATAAATTTTTGGCATTAGCTATTTGGGACAATCAACCTTTTGCAGAAGGTACTTTTGCTTTTACTAATGCAAGGCGCGATGGCATAAAGGCGTTAGAAGGTGAAGTTATACGAGTTGCAAATCGTATGAAAAAAGAGGCTTCCGGAAATTAATTATTGTTTATATACACGTAGTTAATATTAGGTTGTGGCAGACGCTGATAATACTAAGTGGAAGGTCTATCGACCAGACTGGTACAATGACAGAGTTTTAGAAACGTATATTAGCTCGCCTATCGTCGATAAACAGAACGATAAAATTAAAACAGAAACGATTCAAGAGTCCATGGATTTCTATATGAAATACGGGGTTTATTCATACAAGCATGAGGAGATGCCAGTAGGCTTACCTCTTGCGTATAAGGTAAAAGACGGTAAAGTCAAAATACGTGTAGGCATACACAACAGGCTTCCTATGCATGACAGAGTATGGGAAGAGATGCAGATATACGGTGACAAGGGCGGTTCATCTATTAGGGGTGAAGCTGAGAAGCAAGAGAAGGTTTGCGAAGGAGACGTCTGCCACAACAACATCTCCGAGTTGTCTCTTTGGTCCGTGTCATGGGTTGGCAACAAGCCTGCTAACCCAGAAGCTACTGTAACCGCAGTAGCAGCAGCAAAAGCAGAGGAACCTGTAAAGGTGACAAAGCAAGTAACACTAGATGAGATAGAAGGCATGATAGAAAAGATAATAGAACGCAAGAACGGCGAGTATTGTCTTTATGCTAAAAAGGATAGAAGGTTACTAGGATGTCACAAGACTAGAGCAGGTGCAGTCAATCAAGAACGCGCAATACAGGCTAGAAGGTTTAGTAAGATAAACAAAGAGCTTGACGGAATATTAGAAGTTCTAAAGAAAAAACCATGCTGGGCAGGATATGAAATGGTAGGCTTCAAGTATGAAGGTGGAAAAAAAACACCTAACTGCGTACCTCAAAAAAAAAGCAGACATCCACAAACTCCAGCAAAGCCAAGTGAGAGAAGAAGGGGCAGCACTAGAAATCCAAAGGGTACAGCTAGTGGAGAGCGTGGTGGCATAAAATTAAGTGAAGCAAATATTAAAACATTAGAAGGTTATCGAGACAAGCACAACAAAAAAGTTGGTAACGCTAAAGGGAAAAAGGCTAACATGGGGGCATTGAAGGCAGTGTTCCGCAGGGGCGCAGGCGCATTTTCGACTAGCCACCGTCCCGGAGTACGTAGCCGAGACCAGTGGGCATTAGGTCGTGTTAAAGCATATTTAAAACTACTAAGCTCAGGTAGGCCCGCAAATCCGAAATACACCACGGATTATGACTTATTGCCTGCTGGTCATCCCAAGTCTACAAAGAAAGCAGATAAAAGAATGAAAGTAAAACCACCTAAGGGATTTCATTGGATGCAAACAACAAACGGTCCTGTATTGTTAGAGGGCGACTACGAGCCGCATGATGGTGCTGTAGAGTTTTTTGAGTTTTCAGTATTAGAAAGCCACGACGATGAGAGAATTGTTAAAGCAGAGTATCAGGGTAAGAAAGTAGAATTAAACATCT